GTACATGAGTGACCTAGCCGAACTAATGCAGCGTGATCCAATGCAACTGACTGACGCAGACACGGATGAGATCATCTTACGCCTCCGTCAAGCCCGCGCTCAGTACCAACTCGGCGTAAAGTCCGCCGGGTCGTCCAAGAAGGTGGCCGCTCCTAAGGCCACTGGCCCCGCAATCGACCTTGTAGCACTAGGGCTCATGCCCGGAACAGGAGGGAAGACATGATTGAAGAACTGCTCAAGCGTATCGCTGACATTCGCACGGCCTTGCAGGCCCTGATCGCGGACGCCAGTGCCAAGTACGACGGAGATGAAGTCATCTCCATGCTCAACGACGCCGACCAGTCCCTCGAAGATGCTGAGGCCTGGGAGCCCTCGGACGAGGAGGAAGAGGAGGAGGAGGAAGAGCCCTCTACCGATGAACCAGCCTAGCGACTCGGCCAGCTATAGTATGGTTCTCTAGCTGGTCGTGGCGCGGGGGAGGTGGGTGGGAGTTACCCACCTCCCCACTGCGGCAAGTGCCGCTAATCGTGGGAGATTAACCGTGTACAGCACTCATTTAGTCCCCGACACCCACTTTCAATGGGCATGGGATCAGACTTCATTGGGCCTCCTTAAGGAGTGTCCCCGCAAGTACTACTACAAAATGATAGTGGGCTATCGCAGTCGCGATGATCAGGTCCACCTTTCCTTCGGCTCCTTCTACCACAAAGCCCTCGAGATGTACGACCATGCCCGCTCTAGCGGGCACTCACACGAGAGCGCGATGCGAGAGGCGACTAAGGTCGCGATGCAACTCACTTGGGGTTGGGAGTCTGAACACCCCACCAAAAACCGCTACACTCTCATTCGCTCAGTGGTTTGGTACCTCGACTTCTTTGAAGAGGACCCGGCCGAGACGTTCCAGTTGGCTAATGGCCAACCTGCCGTCGAGCTGACCTTTAAGCTCGAGACGCCGTGGGTCGCCCCGACTGGCGACCATTATGTCCTTACGGGACATATGGACCGCATAGTCACCTTCGCGGGTGGGCAGTACGTCCTCGACCGGAAGACCACGAAGTACTCGCTCAACGAATACTACTTCGAGCAGTTCGCTCCCGGCAATCAGTTCTCGATGTATTCACTCGCCTCCAAAGTCGTATGGCAAGCGCCGATACGCGGAGTGCTTATCGACGCTGCACAGATCGCCGTGGGCTTCACCAACTTCAAGCGGGGCATGACCTTCCGCAACGACGAGATCCTCGACGAGTGGTATGAGGAGACTGGCTTCTGGATACGGCAAGCCCAAATCTTCGCGGAGGCGAAACGGTGGCCCCAAAACGATCTCTCTTGCCACAAGTTCCAGGGCTGTGAATTCCGAGACATCTGTCGGCTCGCGCCGAGTGCGCGTCAGCCCTTCCTCGACACGAAGTTCAAGATCGAAGGCTGGAACCCTGTAGAGCTCCGTGGGCAGACTTTGGACATCTAAGATGCCAACCCTAGACCAAGCCCCTATCTCTGATCTCGTCAAGATGATACTCATCGGAGACAGCGGTACGGGCAAGACCGGCAGTCTCGTCAGTCTCGTCAAGGCGGGCTATAAGCTCCGTATCATGGACTTCGATGGGCTCCTTCGTGTGCTCATCGAGCAGATCCGTCGCCAATGCCCTGACAAGATAAAGAACGTGAGTTACCTCACCTTCCAAGATAAGCTGATCGCAAGTCCTTCAGGACCGATGCCTGACGGTGTGCCAACGGCCTTTAATCGCGCCATCGGAGCCCTCCTCAAGTGGAAGGACGGCGCTGAGGACCTCGGCAATCCGGCCCTCTGGGGACCGGATTGCGTGCTCGTCATCGATACCTTCACTCGCGTAAGCGACTGTGCCCTGCGGTGGGGAGACTCCATGACCCCCGTAGGCAAGTCCGGTAGGGCCGATGGCCGTGCCGGATACTGGACCGCACAGCAAGCCATCCTCGAGTTGATGACCATTCTCAACTCTCCAACCTTCAACACTAACGTCATCTTAGTGGCTCACGTCGCTTACCAAGAGCGAGGTGACGGCATCATCCGAGGCTTCCCGCGAGCGGTAGGGAAGGCCATCAACACCGAAATACCTGGCTTCTTCGAGCACGTTCTCGTCGCCGAGCGTACCGGCGATGGCGTCAACGCCACTCGCACTATCAAGGCCGTCACCAACGGTCTCGTCGAGACCAAATCACCGATCCTCGACAACCATCCAGAGCTACTAGCGCCAATGCCACTGAACGAGGCGCTTGCGAAGTACTTTCTCGCAGCCCGCGGGAAAGCTCCGTCAAGCGGCGATAAGGTCGCCGCCTTGAAGTCGATAGGCTAGGACTTTAAACGTAGCCAAATCAAAGGAGAAGATCATGTCACTCGAAAGCATCTTAGCCATGAAGGGAGAGGAAGTTAAGTACGCTCCACCGCTCCCCGTGGGGACCTACACGCTCCAGATGTTCGGCAAGCCCAACTTTGTCGATCAGAGCCGCAGGGGCGGCACGGACTACGTAGACTTCCAGGCCAAAGTCGCGGCTATCGGCGATAATGTCAGTCAAGACCAGATCGACCAGTTCCCCGGCGGTCGGGCCTCTATCGTGGGCATGGAACTCAAGGGGCGGGGAGGTACCCGTTTCTACCTCTCTGAAGCTGCGCTCCCAATGCTGAAGGACTGGCTCGTTGAGACCCTCGGGATCGACGGGACGCTGACGCTGAAGGAGATGTGCTTCCAGGTCCCCGGCAAGATGTGCCTTGCCGAGATCCAGCAGGAGCCGACGCAAGACGGGAAGCGGATGGTCTCGAACATCCGTTCCTACGCTAAGCTCGGGTAGGGTCTCCTCGACCACCTGAGCTAGGGAGGGGCGGTCGCCGCATCGTCGCCCCTCCCACCTCGCCCAAGTGGGCGTTTTTAGGAGGCCACTCAATGACTTCAGGTGTATTTCGCACTGTCCGGTTCGCAGACATTAAGGTGCCCGAAAACCGACAGCGTAAAGAGTTCAAGCCAGAGGAGATCGAGTCGCTAGCGGCGTCGATCTCTCGCCGTGGCCTCATTCACCCACTCCTCGTAACCGAGGACTTCTCCCTTATCTCTGGCGAGCGGCGCTACCTTGCCATTCAGTCCCTCGGGTGGGACGCTGTGCCTGTCCAGTTCCAGTCGGACGTGTCGCCGCAAGAGCTTCGCGCTCTCGAGATGGAGGAGAACACCAAGCGAGTTGACCTCACTTGGCAAGAGCTCTGCCTCGCGATCCTCGAGTACGATGAGGACCGTCGCCTAGAGACCCCCGGTTGGGTCGCTGACGACACGGCGGCAGCCCTCGGGTTTGAGCGCAGCTGGCTCACCCGGCAGAAGGCCGTAGCGCGGGAGCTTCGCATAGGTAACGTCTCCGTTGCCGAGGCACCTAAGCTCTCTACCGCCGTGGGCCTCGTCGAGCGAGCTGCGGAGCGCAAGAAGCAGTCAGAGATCTCCGGCCTTCTCGGCAAGATCTATGACCGACCCGGCGACACGCTAAGCAGCGTGGCAGCATATGAGCCCGTCGTCAACGGCGACTTCCTCCAGTGGCTAGAGACCTACGATGGACCTAAGTTCAATCTCATCCATTGCGATTTCCCCTACGGTATCAATGCTGATCAAATGCAGCAAGGCTACTCAGTTGGTGAACACGGAGGATACGCTGATACTCCAGAGACATACTTTAATCTACTTAATCAATTCGTCGAGCATCACGATAAGTTTGTGGCAGAGTCAGCTCATCTTGTCTTCTGGTTCTCCATGCGTTATTACACTGAAACCCTGCAATTTCTCCGTCGAACGCGCTTTATAGTGGACGACTTCCCACTCATCTGGGTCAAGGATCTTGGCCTCCTACCAGACCCAAACCGAGGACCTCGCCGTGTCTACGAAACAGCGTTATTCGGACGTGCTGGCGACCGTAAGGTCGTTCGAGCGGTTAGCAACGCAGTTACGCTTCCAAGGGGGAGCGACCACATTCATATGTCTGTCAAACCCGTACCGGTACTGGAGCACTTTTTCAGGATGCTGGTGGACGGTTCCACATCCCTATTCGACCCTACAGCGGGAGGTGGCACCGCTCTTCAGGCTGCCACTACCCTTGGTGCCTTCTCCGTATCAGGACTGGAAATAAACCCGGAGTTCGCGAGTCGGGCGAACTCAGCGCTGCAAAGGCAGCGCGCTGAGATGCTCGCGAAGGAGGTGGCGATATGACCCGCGAGGAGTTCATAGACAAATATCTGAAAGGCTCCAACCTCGAGGAGTATCGTACCGCTGACGGCTACCACATCCCTAAGACCTTGGCCCGCCACGCAGTCCCTTGCGCGTGCGGAGAGGACATATGTGAGGGCTGGGCTATGATCAGCGATGAGGAGATAGAACACCACCTGCAATTCCACTACCCGAAGGCAGAGAACGGGACGTTCATCCTCGACGAATACTCATCCGAGGAGATATGGAAGGCCGCAAATGCCCTCTGTAAGATCGGCACTCTTGGATACATGAGGCTCTATACCGGAACAGTTCTCTACGGCTGGCCTCAAGAGATCGAGGAGCTTAGGGCTGAACGAGAGGCGGCGATATGACAACAAGGCCAGTTACTTGGGTCGACTACTATGAAGTGAAGATAGCTCTCGAGAAGGCCGATATCGAGATCGAGCGCCTGCAGGCGAACAATGAGAAGCTGTCGCGCATCGGGATAGCTCTAAACCGGCGCGTCGCCAATCTTGAGCGTGACCTGAGCGTCGAAGTCGCTGCGGGGCACGATGCCACTGAACGCGCTGAAGCTGCTGAGCGGGAGCGTGATGAGGCGCGAGACATAGTCCGTCGAATCGACGCCGCCATCTCCGGGAAGGGGGAGTTATGACTAGGCGAATCGCACTCGTCGGCGAAGCTTGGGGCGAGACCGAAGATGCGGTGAAGCACGCCTTCGTCGGGAGTTCCGGAGTGGAACTCCTGAAGATGCTCGGCGAAGCGGGCATCATCACTCTGTCTCGGAGTGATTGGGAGTGCATCGATGCGTGGTGGCGCTTCCGCGACGGCCAATATACCAAACTCATCTGGCGAGCCCACGAGGAGGAAGTCGCGACCTTCAACGTTTTCAACCTCCGTCCCCCTCACAACGACATTGAGGCGCTTTGTTGCTCAAAGCGCGAGGATATAACTGGCCTCCCTCCCTTACGGATGGGCAAGTACTTCAAGAAAGAGCACCTCCACCACGTAGAGAAACTCTATGACGATCTCAAGCGGCTCCGCCCCAATCTCGTTATCGCTTTCGGAAATACTCCCTGTTGGGCTCTCCTTCGACGAACGGCGATCACGCGCATACGAGGCGCTGTCGCAGAAAGCGCAGTCATTGGAGGACTCAAGGTCCTCCCCTGCATCCATCCAGCCGCCATACTTCGCCAGTGGGAGCTTAGACATGCTACTGTCCTCGATCTCGTCAAGGCCAACCGAGAGCGAGAGTTCCCAGAGATCCGCCGTCCTAAACGTGAAATATGGACAGCACCTACTATTCAGGACCTTCACGATTTCTACCAGCGATACATTGAATCTGCTACAATCATTGCACCAGATATCGAAACTCAAGGAAGTGATATTACTTGTGTGGGGTTCGCTACGGGAAGAAACATCTCCATTGTTGTCCCTTTCTATGACCCTCGAAAGAGCGGAGGGAATTATTGGGCGACTGTTAACGAGGAGCGCCAGGCATGGCAGTGGGTCCGTAAAGTTCTGGATCACCCGGCTCCCAAACTCTTCCAGAATGGACTCTACGACATTCATTTCCTCTGGAGAGGTAGAGGAATTCCAGTCCGCAACGCCCTCCACGATACCATGCTACTCCATCACGCTCTCTTTCCAGAGTCACCCAAGGGACTCGGCTTCCTAGGCAGCCTCTACACTGACGAGGCATCATGGAAAGTCACGATGCGAGATCGCTCCGCGAAGAACATGACACTCAAGAGGGACGACGAATGAAGTACCTCCTCATTGGCTGTGGCTCCCGACGCGATCGCCTGGTGGCACTCAACGGCGATAAGGAGTGGAAGGGTGAACTCGTTACCCTAGACATCAATCTCGATCACAAGCCCGATATATGTTGGGACTTGATGACAATGCCCTACCCTTTCAAGACCGACGAATTTGACGAGATCCACGCCTATGAGGTCCTCGAACATACCGGCCAGCAGGGCGATTGGCGCTTCTTCTTCCGCCAATGGACTGAGTTCTGGCGTATCCTTAAGCCCGGAGGCTATTTCATCGGGACCTCTCCACTTTGGATGAACGCTTGGGCGTGGGGAGACCCTGGTCATACCCGTACCGTCCAGCCGGAGAACTTCGTCTTTCTCTCTCAGGACCAGTACGCGAAGCAGATAGGCCAAACCCCAATGACAGACTATCGTCCATGGTACTGGGCCGATTTCGAGACTATTTTCGTCGAGCCATATGAACCGGGGCAAACACGCATCAGGTCCGCAACGAGCTTCGCTTTCGTTCTCCAAGCTATCAAGCCGACTCGCCATCCGAAGACCGAAGACCTCTTCACTCGTCAATAGGAAATGACACATGATGATCTACATTGCGAGTCCCTACTCGCACCTTCAGAAAAGAGTGGAGAACCAACGATATAACGAAGTCGTCCGCTACTTCGTTTGGCTCTGTGCCAAAGCTGAGTACCGCGGCTCCTTCATTTTCTCGCCCATCATCCACTGTCATTGGCCCTCTGTCTGGTACAGCCTCCCTACCAGTGCAGCCTTTTGGGCCGATTACAACTTCAAAATCATTCAAGCCTGCTCCCACATGCACGTCTTAGCCATCGAGGGCTGGGAGAAGTCGAAGGGTGTTCAGCACGAAATAAAGCTCGGCAAGCTTAATAGCATCGAGATGTCATTGGTAACTCCAGATTTCCACACTTACAACATTCGGCCCTTCAGTGAAGATCATCAACTCAGCGTCCCTCGATAAGTCGGCCCTTGAGCGCCTCGATCCCGTGACCCGCGAGTGGGTCTACAACGGCTTGGATACTTGCGTCACTCTTGAGGTATTCGAGGCCCTTGAGCCTCAGCTCTCCAACGCGACGGGCGCTGTCTACGCCTTCAGCCGCGACCTCCAAGGTCCGGTCCTCGAGATGAACATGCGTGGGTTGCTCGTTGACCGCGAGCAACGTGACCGTATTTGCGCCGAGTACGAGCGCCAAATCGCCTACGTAGAACGCCACTTTCTCCGTATGGTTCGCGAGGGGGTCGGATGGGACATTCAGAAGTGGAACTCGCCAGGTCAGGTCGCGACCCTCCTGTACGACGTCCTTGGCGTCAAGGAGATTAAGGTTAAGGGAAGAAGGACCGCGAACCGTGACGCCCTCGAAAAGATCGCCTCACTTCACTTTGATGCAGAACCTCTTATCAACCATATCCTCTTCATGCGTGATAAGATCAAAAAGGTTCAGACACTCCGAGCGCGAGTGGATAAGGATGGACGTTTACGAACCTCATTCAACATCGCAGGAACTGATACTGGTCGCTTCTCTTCTAG